CTTTCAGTTGGAGCAACAACTACTGCTCCCAAGTTGAGAACCAACAAGTCTGCAGCCACTGTGATCTGTACGGCGAGTAACACGTTCTTGATCGTGGGCGACATAGTATAATCTTGAACTATGAGATTCCACGTAATAAGCCTGCCACATACACAAACAACTAAAGATTACGTCAACTGCGCTTATACCGAAAAGGTAAGACGCTTTTGTATAATGATGAAGAGTCTAGGCCATACGGTCTATCTCTATGCTGGAGATCAGAACGAAGCGCCGGTTGATGAACTCATCACCTGCATCACTAAAGAACAGCAGGACGAAGCACTCGGTGATAAACACTATACCGAAGCTGCCTTTGATAACTCGTTACCGCATTGGCAGATCTTTAATCAGAACGCTATCTACGAACTAGGTAAGCGCTTACAGCACAAAGACTTTATCTGCCTGATCGGTGGTGCTTCACAGAAGCCTATTGCAGATGCTTATCCAGATTATATGAGCGTCGAGTTCGGTGTTGGATACGGTGGAGTCTTTAGCAAGTACAAAGTCTTTGAGTCTTACGCTTGGATGCACAGCATCTATGCGGCATATAAAGACCCAACAATGGTAGATGGTAACTTCTATGATGCGGTAATACCTGGTTACTTAGAACCAGAGATGTTCCCGTTACAAGAGAAGAAGGAAGACTACTACCTCTACGTAGGTCGTATGGTAGATCGCAAGGGCATCATCGTTGCCCAGCACGTTTGCAAAGAGCTAGGTCTTAAACTTATCTTAGCCGGTCCTGGTAAACCTAAACTTGAATATGGTGAATGGGTAGGACCAGTAGGGCCAGAAGAACGAGCAAAGTTAATGGGCGGTGCTATTGCCCTATTTGCTCCAACGCTTTATATCGAACCTTTTGGAAATGTGGTAATTGAGGCGCAAGCCTGCGGAACTCCGACAATTACTACAGACTGGGGAGCTTTCACAGAGACTAACCCAAATGGAATAACTGGATACCGTTGCAGAAATGCAATGGAGTTTGCAGTAGCAACAGAATGGGTCAAGGACTTAGACCCAGTAGCAATACATAAGAGAGCAGTAGCGTTGTATTCACTAGAGGCTATTGCACCACAATACGAGCAATACTTTGCAAGACTGCTGACTCTATGGGGAGATGGCTGGTATGAAAGGAAATAATGCCAACACTTAGCGATATGATAGATGAGGTTCGCTCATCTCTAGCAGGTTATACCCTGCGCCAAGATAGAATAACCTATCTCAACAGTGCTATAACATCTACTGCTACTGCTATGACTATCGGTTCAAGTGCTAACCTAGCCAAGGGCATCATCGAAATTGATGATGAACTTATTTGGATTGATAACTTTAGCCAAGCAAGCAACACTCTTAATGCAGCTCCAGGCTTTGGTCGAGGCTACCAGAACACCAACGCCTCACCACACGCACAGTATGCCCAAGTAACTCTTACTCCAACCTTCCCAAAGGTAATGATTAAGAAGGCTATCAACGATGTTATCAATAGCCTCTATCCTAAACTCTGGTCAGTTGCTTCGACTACCTTTACCTTTAATGCAAGCCAGACAACATATACCCTGCCTGATGATGTTGAATCAATCCTGTATATGTCTTGGCAGACAACAGGCTCAAGCCTTGAGTGGCTACCTATCAACCGTTGGCGTGCAGATCCAATGGCCAACATTGCAACATTTAACACAACAAACACAGTTAATATTTACGAGAACATCCAGCCTGGTAGAACCGTACAGGTCTACTACACAACCACTCCTAATACTTTAGATAACCCAACAGATGACTACGCAGATGTGACAGGGTTACCTTCATCATCAGTTGAGGTAGTAATCCTCGGAGCCTGCTACAAGTTGCTCTCATATGTGGACGCTGGCCGTATCAACCTAAGTTCAGCAGAAGCTGATCTCAACGATACCAAGATTCCAAGCACAGCAGGCGTTGCTTCATCTCGTTATATCTACGCTTTGTATCAGCAGAGACTTAATGAAGAAGCGCTTAAACTTCAAGATAAGTACCCAATCCGTATCCACTACACAAAGTAAGGCAGACAAATGACTAGACAGTATTCAAGTATTAGCGTTGCAACAACGCTTAACAGCGGTATTAATACCACCGCTACTACTATAGTTCTTCCATCGGTTGCTGCTGCTACCGCTTTGTTGGGTGGAGTAACACTTGCTGCAGGCAACGTAGATATCTTTACTGTTGCAATAGATGTAGATACGGTCAATGAAGAGATCGTCTTTGTAACCAACGTATCTGGTGACACGCTCATCGTCAGTCGAGGTCAAGCAGGAACGGGAACTCCTGGAGTATCTGGTATTGCTCACAGCGCCGGTGCATCAATCAAGCACGTACTTACATCATCTGACTTAATCTTCTTCCGTAACAACGCATCCCCTGTGTCATCCTTTGCCTTTAGCGGATCTACCTCTGGAACTACTACAGTCCAGGCTACTGCTGTAGCTGGCACTACAACCCTGACCCTGCCTGCTGCTACCGATACCTTGGTAGGTAAGGCAACTACAGATACCCTAACCAATAAGACTTTAACTAGCCCAGCAATTACCACTGGAACTCTGACTACTCCAACAATTACTGGTGGCACAAATAGCAACAGTATTCTTGTAGCACCAGAAGAAAGAATGACTGTATCTGCTACAGCAGCAACTGGAACTATTAACTTTGATGCCTTAACTCAAGGTGTTCTTTATTACACAACTAACGCTTCTGGCAACTGGACTCTCAATGTTCGAGGCAGTTCAAGCGCTACCTTAAACTCAATTCTTGATGTAGGAGATTCATTTACTTTGGCATTTTTAGTAACCAATGGTTCTACCGCATATTATCATTCAGCGCTAACCATTGATGGAGCTGCACAAACAGTTAAGTGGTCTAACGGCACAGCACCTACTTCTGGAAATGCCTCTGGTATTGATGCTTACTCATTTACAATTATTAAGACTGCTTCAGCAACCTACACCGTACTCGGTGCCGGTCCAATCAAATACGCATAGGAGATACAATGCCTTTATTTACACCTGTCGGTGGAGGAATCGGTCCTGCATCTATTACTGCTACTACTGGTTCTCCTAACATAGATACTACTTCACGTCCTGGTAAAACTATTTATAGATTTACTGGAAATGGAACTATCACCGTTGGAACTGCTGGCACTGCTGAGATCTTACTTGTTGGTGGCGGTGGCGGTGGAGGAGCAGGATCAGGAGATCCTAACCCAAGCCGTCCAGGTGGTGGCGGTGGTGCAGGTGCGGTCGTTTACAACGCAGCCGCATTGTTACGCGCTGGAACTTTAACCGTAACTGTTGGTGGCGGGGCTGGAAGCAATAACCCTAGAAGCCTAGGACAAGGTGGCACTTCAAGACTTGATAGTTACTATGCCCCAGGTGGCGGTAGTGGTGGTTGGTCAGCCGGCAATAACGAAGGTTTCCCAGGAACTCCAGGCGCTTCTGGTGGCGGTGGTGGTGGTTACGGTAGTCAAGCTGGTGGCGGTGCTATTTCTACATTAGGTAATGCTGGCGCAGGTGCTCTTGATGGCTCTTATGGTGGCGGTGGTGGTGGTTCATCTGCTGCTGCAAGTGCGCGTACTGGCGGTACTGGTACTTCTAATTCTATTACTGGAACTGCTTATACATATGCCACTGGTGGAACTGGTGCTCTTTATGGAACCAATGCAGGAGGCGGGTCAGGAACTGGTACATACGGTTCTGGTGGCGGTGGTGGTGATGGCGCAAGTCCTAGCGGTAATCCTGGTGGCAGCGGAACGCAAGGCGTAGTTTACATAGTACTTGGGTAACTATTAAATGTTGCTTGAAAAAATAATTATTATCCATTACAAAAAGTCGGAGGTAGCCTAATGCCAATTCTAGGAATTATGGCTTCACAGATAAGCGGCCATCTCTGGGCGCCTGACGGTGCCTATGACTCTTTGGCTACTGTAACTGTTGGTGCAGGCGGTCTATCCTCAATTACCTTTGCTGGTATTCCAAACACCTATAAGCATTTACAACTTAGAATGTTGGCAAGAAATAATGATGCCTCTGGTGGTCTTAATTTTATGAGAGCAAAAATAAATTCAGATGCAACAAGCGGAAATTATCGCGGGCATTATCTCTATGGTAGTGGCTCTAGTGCTTCTGCGGGAGATGTGGCGGGCGCGGCAACTGGACTACCTTGTGGATATAGTGCTGGAAATACAAACACAGCAAGTGCTTTTGCGGTGACTGTTTTTGATATATTAGATTATGCAAATGTATCTAAAAATAAAACTACTAGGGCTTTAACAGGTGCAGATTTTAACGACACAAGTGGCGGTCTTACTTTTGTTTCTGGCTTGTATATAAGCACTAGCGCAATAAGTTCAATAGAAATTGTTTCTAGTGTTGGAACAGGTTTTATTCAACACTCACAATTCTCACTTTACGGGGTGCGCTAATGCCAAATACATACGTTGCACTTGCTACTCAGACACTCAGCACTGCTGCATCTTCAGTTACTTTTAGTTCAATTTCATCAAGTTACACGGATTTAGTTTTAATAACATCTGCTAAAAATAATACAGGCGCACAGTATCGTTTGCAGTTAAGATTTAATGGTGACACAGCAACAAATTATTCTGTTACAAAGTTGACTGGTAACGGCAGTACTGCCGTATCATCTCGTGCTTCAAACGCAACATACGCTGCAATTTTAATTGGCACTATTGGAAGCACTAATTTTGATAATGTAATTACCAGCATAATGAATTACTCAAACACAACTACAAACAAAACTGTGTTATCACGTGGCAACGAAACCGCAGCAGAGGTAAACGCAGAGGTAGGATTATGGCGATCAACCACTGCAATTACTTCTTTAACGCTAGACCTTGAAGGTGGAATCAACTTCGTTGCTGGCTCCACATTCTCACTATATGGAATTGCCAACGCTGACCTTGGCGCTGCCAAAGCAACAGGCGGTATCATCACAGAAGATGCCAATTACTGGTATCACACCTTCGGTGCATCAGGTGCCTTCATCACTAAGCAAGCGCTTACTGTTGATTGTCTAGTTATTGCTGGTGGTGGTGGTGGTGCTTCCCGATCAGGTGCTGGTGGCGGTGGAGCTGGTGGATACCGTGAGGCTACTGGACTTAGTTTAACAACTTTAACTAGTTACTCTGTGACGGTTGGCGCAGGCGGTGTTGGTGGAGAAGATGATACTAGCCCTTACATTGGAAGCAACGGATCAGATTCTATTTTTTCAACTATTACCTCTACGGGTGGTGGTGCTGGTGCGTTAACTTCCACAGCAGCATCTGGTGGTTCTGGCGGTGGCGGTGGTAGAAATTCAGGTAGTGGTGGTGCTGGTAATACGCCAAGCACATCTCCATCCCAAGGAAATAACGGTGGATCATCTGGTTCTGGTCTTGGCGGTGGCGGAGGTGGTGGCGCTGGTGCTGTGGGCGGTAACGGTGGCGCTACCGATGGTGGCGCCGGTGGCGCTGGTGTTTCGTCCTCATTTACAGGAAGCTCAGTAACTAGAGCAGGTGGTGGTGGAGGTTCAGCAGAAGATGGAACTGGCGCCGGTGGCGCTGGCGGTGCTGGTGGCGGTGGCGCAGGGGCTAGTTTAAGTGGCGGTACAGGTGGCTCAGGCGTTTCTGGAACAGTAAACACTGGCGGCGGTGGTGGTGGCGGTGGTTATTCAGGCGCCGCATCAGTCGTTGGCGGTACAGGCGGTTCAGGTATTGTCATAGTTCGATATGCGAAATAAGGAGATCTAATGGCCGAAAATTATGTTTTGCTCGAACGCACCGAACTCAACGCATCAGCAGCTTCAGTCACATTTGCCAACATCCCACAAACGGGTTATACCGATTTGAAGATTGTTGCATCAATTCGAAGTGATCTTGCTGCCGATTATGTTAACAATCGCGTATCTTTTAATGGCTCAACTTCAGGCTATACATCAAAGTTGCTTTATGGTCTTGGTACAGGTTCTGGTGCTTCTGCCAATAACGCAGTTACAACCGCTATTGACTATTCTTCATATTCAACTGGCTCAAGCGCTACTGCTTCCACATTTTCAAATGTTGAAATCTATATTCCTAACTACACAGGATCAACCAACAAAAGTGTATCTATTGATGCGGTGACAGAAAACAATGCAACAAATGTTGTTACTGGATTAACGGCAGGTTTATGGTCAAACACTGCTGCAATTACTTTGATTGCGATAACTGCTTCAAGCGGCAACTTTGTAGCCAACTCAACCTTCTCACTCTATGGCATAGCAGCAGTAGGCACTACACCTGCCATTGCGCCAAAGGCTAGCGGTGGCAATGTCATTGCAACCGATGGCACTTACTGGTATCACGCATTTCTTTCATCAGGATCTTTTGTGCCACAAACAGGACTTAGCTGTGACGTGCTAGTTGTTGCGGGTGGCGGCGGTGGTGGGTCATTAGATGGTGGCGGTGGTGGAGCTGGTGGTCTTACTTATTATGCAAGTCAATCTTTAACTACAACTAGCTATACCTGTACCGTAGGTGCAGGTGGTACTGGTGCAACAACATCAACAGCAACGCAAGGCGTAAATTCACAATTTGCCGCACTAACCGCATCTGTCGGTGGTGGTCTTGGTGGTGGATTTAATGGAACTTCAGCTGCTGGTGGCATTGGTGGCTCAGGCGGTGGTGGTGGGTATGACAACGCTTCTGGTGGAGTTGGTACATCTGGTCAAGGTAATAATGGTGGATCTGGTTTTGTAGTTCCTTCAGTTAAAGCAGCAGGTGGAGGTGGTGGCGGTTTTGGTGCAACCGGAACTTCAGCAACATCTAGTGCAGCAGGTAATGGCGGTATTGGTTCATCCACATATTCATCTTGGTTGTCTGCTACAACTTTAGGAGTTAGCGGATACATAGCCGCAGGCGGTGGTGGCGGTGGTGATAATCGCGGAACTACAGCAGGTACTGGTGGTACTGGTGGTGGTGGTGCAGGAAGTGTCTCCGCAACTGCTACAGCAGGTCAAGTTAATACAGGATCAGGTGGCGGTGGTGGTGGATATAATGGTGCAACACAAAATGGTGGCGCTGGCGGTTCAGGCGTAATAATTATTAGATATCCAATTTAAGGAGAAATAGAATGTCACATTGGGCAGAGATAGATGAGAACAACATCGTACTACGTGTACTCGTAGGCGATAACAGCGAGCCAGATGAAGGCGAAGCCTTTATGAACTCACTCGGTGGTACCTGGGTTAAGACCAGTTACAACGGGAACATCAGAAAGAACTACGCAGGTATCGGTTACTCATACGATGCAACCCGCGATGCTTTCATTGCACCTAAGCCAGAGTGTCACCCAGACAAGGTGCTCTTCGACGAAGAGACTTGCACCTGGTCTTGTCCAGATGCTACACACGTAATCATTATGGAGGAAAACAATGGCTGAAAAGAAGTTAGTAGTAGATGTAGCAAAGGGAACACAGTCATATATTGACCTGACTCCTGAAGAGATCGAACAGCGTGCAGTAGATGCACAGGCTGCTGCGATTGAGAAGGCAGAGCGTGAGGCAGCAGAGCAGGCTAAAGCTGATGCCAAGCTCAGCGCTCAGGCAAAGTTACAAGCACTTGGTTTATCAGGTGAAGAGATTGCAGCAATAACAAACAACTAAGGAGTCACAGTGCCATACGGCGACGACATCACCGAGGGATTACCCTATGTACTCTCTAACCCTGCAGGATCTACTGCCTATATTCCAACTGGGCCAGCCTACGAAGTAGCCTTTGCTGCGCTTCCATTCTTTATTGCAGCATCCGATGAGCAACCTTATCGTCGAGTAACAGCGCAGTATCGCAAGCAACAGATTGACCAGACGCGTGAACCTGGTGAGCAGACACTCACCGGCTGGTGGGTTAGATCTCAATCCTCGTTCCACTTAGGAGCGGGGATTAAGTATTTTGAGCCTATCCAAGAAGAGTCACTGCGCTTTCAGTACACAGAATCTAAGGGTGTAGATGTCTGGACTAGAGGACAGGCTACTCTGCTTAACGACACTGCTAGTTTCTATGCAGGAGCTGCCCCTGCTCAGATGATCGGTGTTAACGATGGCACCAATGACTGCATTATTGTCAGCGATGGCACAGCACTCAAGAAGATAACAACTGGTGGTACTTCAAGTACTTATACACAGACTGGTACAGCATCTACAATCTATAGCGTTACCACTAACGGTAAAGAATACTTCTTCGTTAACGGTTCAACAGTTCACCGAGGTAATATCTCTGGCAGTACTAGCGATACCGAGATCTACTTGGCAGCTAGCACTACTCGTGCCACTATCCGCTATGTAAAGCAGCGCCTTATTGTCGCTATCGGTCCTGCTATCTATGAATTAAATCCAAATGCTAGTGCATCTACTGCACTACCTACTGCCTTGTATACCCATCCGAACTCATCGTGGGTATGGTCTAGCATCTCTGAAGGACCACAGGCTATCTACATCTCAGGATATGATCCTAATGGAACATCATCATCTGTCTTTAAGATCATCCTTGATCCAACAACTCCTAACTCTTTAGGCTTTCCAACGTTAGAAACACCTACCGTTATTATTGATCTACCTACTGGTGAACGCATCAATGACTTTGATGTTTACCTTGGTACCTATGCCATCCTTGCTACAAGTGCTGGCTTTAGAGTTGGTGTTGCCGATGCAACTGGAGATATCCAGTATGGACCGCTTCTCTTTAGAGATGCTGCCTGTACTGCTATCGCTTTCAAGGATAGTTATGCCTACATTGCAACCCTTGTAGACGGTGAAGCAGGGCTAGTACGCACTGACCTATCTACAACTGTGATCGCTAGCGCTCTGTATTTTCCTTGGGCTTGGGATCTTATTGCAGCCGGTGTTGGCACAACAGCATCTCAGGTTGCCTTTTTTGGTAACTCAGACAGGTTAGCATTTGCTACAGGTAATACTATCTATGCAGAATCTACAACTAGCCTAGTAGCAGAAGGCTACATACGTACCGGTTATATCCGTTACAACACACTTGAAACTAAGATCTACAAATTGCTACAAGCTCGTATTGATACAAGCAATGGTGGCATTGCTATTGAATCTATTGACTCACGAGATAATACGTACAATCTTGGTACATTCGCACAAGGAACACCTGTTCCTGAGATCAACGTAAGCTACCCAACTACTTCACAAGAGTATCTAGGATTTAAGTTTACTATGTCTAGGTCAACTACTGATGTATCTAAGGGACCACTGTTTACTGGCTACCAACTCAAGTCACTGCCAGCAGTTCCCCGTCAGCGCCTGATCCAATACCCAGTCTTCTGCTATGACCACGAGAGCGACAAGTTTGGTAATGAAATCGGCTTTGAAGGATCTGCCTACCAGCGTATGTCTCAACTTGAAAATGTTGAAAATGTTGGTGACACCATCCGTGTTCAGGACTTTAGAACCGGTGAGGAGTACCTAGGTATCATCGAAGAGATGGATTTTATGAATAAGACTCCAGAGGATAAAAGGTTTTCTGGATTTGGCGGCACACTTCTAGTCACGATTAGGACAATCTAATGCAGGCACAAGACTATGCAACATTGATCGTTGCTGTAATGACTATATTCGGTGGCTTTGTAACGGCAGTTCGGTGGATGGTCAAGCACTATCTCAATGAACTCAAGCCCAATGGTGGCAGCTCGATAAAGGATTCCGTCCAAAGACTAGAGGATCGTATTGACGATCTATACAAACTGATAGCGGAGAGATAGATGATTCCATTAGCAAAGAAGGCCACACCTGCTGCTATCGCAGTGCTACGTCAGGCAACGGCACACTGGCCTAAGCGCAACAAGGCATCAGATGGATTGCTACCTAGCGCAGCACACGTACATCAGAACCCTAACTCAGATCACAACTCTGGCTTTGCAGTAGATCTAACTACTGATCCAGGACACGGCGTTAGCTGTGCAGTGATCTACCTAGAGTTGCAGAAAGATCCACGAGTTAAGTACCTGATATTCAAGGGAAAGATCTGGTCTGCAGAAAAGGGTGAACGCAAGTACACCGGTTCCAACCCACACAATAAACACCTACATATTTCGATCAAGGAAGAGTGCGGCAACGACACTTCGCCTTGGTTCCCTTGGCTCCCCCAGCCAAAGGCCATCAACAAAGTGAAGGCAGCAGTTAAGCCTCTACCTAAGAAGAAGGAAAACAAATGAAAATCAGCGCAAAGACACAAGCAGTACTCGCAACATATCTCCGTGCAGGAATCGCATCAGTGATTGCTCTCTACCTTGCAGGAGAAACAGATCCAAAGAAGTTATCAATGGCAGCTATCGCTGCTATAGCAGGTCCAGTCCTAAAGTGGCTTGACCCAAAGGCAACAGAGTTTGGTCGTGGGTCTAAGTAATTAACCCATAAGCGCGAGGCAATGGCCCTCTGCTCAGGAGAAATCCTGGGTGGAGGGCTTCTTTTTTTATGCCTCTGGATTGTCTACTGGGCAGGGAATTGTTAGCAGATTTCCGCAGTTAGCACAGGTTCCGTCGAGGTGCCACCAAGCTATGTCATAGTCCTCAAAGGCTGCCATAATGTTGAAGACAGTGCATCCACAGGTACACGCGTGGACGGGTCCTAGACCCCTGAGATCGGCTCCAAAGGGCTCAGGAAGGGTGTTTCTGCGCCATCGTAAAGATGGCAGGGAGAGTAGACGGAGCCGCATAGTGTCGGGCCTCCCTACTCCTCGGCCCGATAAGGGCCGCTGTACTGTTATTCGCCTACGGCTCATATTGTACACATAGCCCGATAAGAGTGTGTCTTGCGACACGCAGTGGTATGATCTGTCATATGACAACTCTGATAGGTATCCAAGGACCTGATTTTGTAGTGCTAGCCTCCGATAGTCAGATCACCGATAACGATCAGCGCATCATATCTACGCAGACTCCGAAGATCGTTCACGTTGGGAGCTACCTGATAGGTATCACGGGCGACTCACGACCTGGAGATATCCTCGCCTTTAATTGGAAACCACCAACGTATAAGGGTTACGACCCTGTCGAGTGGATGGGTAAGAGGATACTGCCAAGTATCTACGCTGCCTTCAAGGATAATGGATACGACCCAACCGATAAGGAAGCCAGCTTTGCCTACCTCATTGCCTTTGATGGGATGTTATTTTCTATCGGATCAGATCTATCCTTTAACGCTAGTGAGCGTGGACTCTTTGCAGCCGGTAGCGGTGGAGCATTTGCCTTGGGTTATCTCTACTCGCTCAAGCCTAATTCGTATAAGTCTCTGCTGATGTCTAAGGTGGTAGCAGAAAGAGCAATAAAGATCGCGTCGGTTCTTGACGTGAACACCTGTCCTCCGATTCAATTAGTTACTCAAGAGAAGGGATAAACAAATGCTTGAATTTTTATTTGGATTACTAATCGGCTTTGTGGCAGCATACGGCTTCGATGCTTGGTTGCAACACAGAGATAACCGCTAATGGAAAAGACACTTCAGTATGCACTAGAAGAAGCAATAGCTTCTGGTCGTAGATCAGCAGCACCAGTGTTTATGGAGATAGAACTGCGTGAGCAGATCGCACAACAGTTAGAAGCAGCCAACTATCCAGGTGCTGCATTTATCGTAAGGAACCCGCAATGATTACAGATCCAAAAGAACTACTGCTATCGGTACTCCACGCTAAGGATGCCTCTCGTGATCGCAGTACTCAGACACAGGTAGGTCCATCAGAGATAGGTGGCTGTCGTCGTAAGGTGTGGTACCGATTAAATGCACAACCAGAGACTAACGATAACCAATCCAAGCTGGCTGCAATTATGGGTACTGCTATCCACGCTGCAATCGAAGAGGCTATCGGTCACCTAGATCCAGATGGCAAGGACTACTTAGTAGAAACTGCAGTAGCACACGGTGATATGAAAGCACACGTAGATTTATTTATACCGAGCACCGGCGCAGTCATTGACTGGAAGACCAGCAAGGTAAAGAACCTATCTTACTTCCCATCAAAGCAGCAGCGTTGGCAGGTGCAGATCTATGGCTATCTGCTATCGCAGAATGGTCACACAGTCAACACTGTCAACCTAGTTGCTATCGCTCGTGATGGTGCTGAGAAGGATGTCAAGGTTCACTCAGAACCTTACGATGAAGATGTTGCACTAGAGGCTATGGAATGGTTGACTGAGATCAAGGCAATGGAGTCAGCTCCAGAGCCTGAGAAGGATGAGTCATTTTGTAAGCACTACTGCCAGTACTACGACGCATCAGGCCAGATGGGTTGCGTTGGCTTAAAAAAAGAACGTATCGTCCTGAGTGAAGTAATCATTGAGGACGAGCAGATTGACAAGAACGCACTGCACTTTCTACAATTAGATCGTAAGATTAAAGATCTGGAAACTGAAAGAGATTCAATCAAGTCTTCTTTCGAGGGAACCATTGGCGTTACTGCTAGTGGTATTGAAATCAGTTGGACAAAGGTTAAGGGTCGTGAGACAGTTGACAAAGAAAAAGTAAAAGAACTTATTGGTTTTGTCCCAGTAAGTGTAGGTGAGGAAACTGCAAGACTAAACATCAAACCTAGCGGAGGAAAATAAATGGCTACAGAAGGAACAAAGTTCCAGGTTAACTACAAGTTATCTGATGGGACACTTATCAATCTTTATGCTGCAACAGTTACAGAACTAGAAGCTGGACTAGCAGATCTTGCTATGAACGCACTCAACATCAAGGCAACGGGCGTCGAACTAGGTGCTAGCACTGCAGCACCAGCACCAACAGTTGCATCAGTAGCAGCGCAGTTCAATGCAACACCAGTTGCTGCAGCTCCTGCCTCAGATGGAGGCAATGTATGTCGTCACGGTGTGATGGCATTTCGTGAAGGAACATCAAGCAAGGGACCTTGGAAGGGTTATATGTGTGCTGCACCAAAGGGTGCAACAGACAAGTGCGACACTATCTGGGTCCGATGATCGGTGCGCGAGCCAAGGTTCTATGAGAACCCTGCTTGCGCTTCAGTCGGTGGTGACTTCTGGTTTCCTAAAAATGAAACCGCAAATAACAACACAGCTGAAGTTGCTATGGCCAGATCTATCTGTAGAAGATGCCCACATCAGGCAGAGTGTGCTGAATGGGGAATACAGAATGAAACCTTTGGCATATGGGGTGGCCTGAATGAAGGTCAACGCAGATTAGTTCGACGTAAACGACGTATAACATTAAAGGGGGAAGGCGTTGCTTGACTTATCACGCGCTTGGAGTGGTGTGCTTACCAAGGCAACGCCACTTCCTGACGTGTGGCAGGGGTTAGCACTTAAGCAGATTAAGTTCCGGCGAGGACAAGTCTGTATGGTGGCTGCAGCCCCTAACGCTGGTAAGTCTATGTTTGCTCTCGTCTATGCGATGAAAGCAAATGTATCAACGCTCTTCTTCTCAGCAGATACCGATACTACAACTGTGATGATGAGGGCAGCATCTGTTGCATCTGGTCACTCGCAGGTATCGGTGGAGATAAACTTATCTAAGGATAAGCACTACTACGATAAGCACTTTGGAAAACTAGAACATATTAAATGGGTCTTTGATTCATCGCCATCACTGGACGATATCGAGTTAGAGATCAGGGCATATGTAGAACTCTATGGCAAGGCTCCAGAGTTGATTGTTATAGATAACTTAATGAACGTAGCAGCAGAGACTGACAATGAGTGGGCTGGCTTGCGTGCAATAATGATGGAGCTGCACGATATGGCACGTAAGACTGAAGCCTGCGTACTTGTGCTACACCACGTATCTGAGCAGAGTGAGTACGGATCACCATCTAATCCACCCGCTAGACGTGCCATCCACGGCAAGGTAAGTCAGTTACCGGCGCTGATCCTAACGCTGGGCTATGACCCATCCAATGGTGAACTCAAGGTAGCTGCAGTAAAGAACCGCTTTGGGCCACACGCTGCAGATGGCAAGGACTACGTAACACTATTTGTTAACTACGCTGCTTGTCAGATATCGGATAAAAATGCGTGGGGTGTTATGCTAAGAAACGATGCAGTAAATAATTATCAAGGCGATTACATAGTCCAACAATAGATAGGGAATTAAATGGCTGAAGAAAGTTTATCAAATAAGTACCGAGAGAATCTTAAGATCGAGGCACTGCGTACAGACGTTGATGCAATCAAGGTAGACCTAACCAACTTCGTTGGTGCTCTGCTCCAGTCTGGTATTGTTGAGTTAGTTAAGGATGAAGCAGGCGATGTGGTCTACAAGATCAACAAGGTTGTACTGGTAGATGAGCAACCCGAAGTACAATAAGGCTAAGGGTGCTGCCTTTGAGATAGATGTTATGAAATGGCTACGATCTATGGGTCAAGTAGCTGACCGCTTACGTCTAGCGGGTAAAGATGACGAAGGAGATTTAGTATGTGTTGTCGCGGGACAGACTTACATACTAGAACTCAAGAACACGGCGAGATTAAACTTGCCGGAGTTCTGGAGGCAAGCAGAAGTTGAGGCGCTTAACTACGCTAAGGCTCGTGGTATCGGGGAAGTTCCACTGCATTATGTTGTAGTTAAGCGTCGCAACTCTGGTATAGATAAAGCCTGGGTCATCCAGGATCTAACACAATGGTTAAAGGAGAAGTCAGATGGCAATCGCCATTAAACCTCTTCGTCGTAGACGGCGTACTGCACAACGCGGTAAGCCGATGAGTCAATCCCAGAGATGGGGGAAAGTAGTAACAATGATGCCAATACCACAGGGTGATATCACCACAACAGAGATACTTGTACCAGAAGTAGTACCACTCGATGAAGCAATCGTAGAAGCTGATGCTGAATCAGCAGTCGAAGAGTACATCGTTG